GCTCCAGTTGCCACATCGCCTACTAGGTCAGCAAGTTTTGTGATCAATAATGGAGTTTTTGTTGTAAATTTTTGATTAGTAGATGACCATTCAAATAAACCAAAAGAAGATGATGCAAGGTCGAACCAATAAGTTCCATCTGTTGGGTTTGAAGTTGGTGCAGATGAACTGCCCATTAAATCTGCTAAATCTATGTTTGCTCTTAATACGTATGCTCTGTTGGCAATTCCTAAGAATGAGTACGCCGCTTGTAAACCATATTCGTTTAGTTCGTAACCATTTAATGAATTTCCTGATGCATCTGTGTAGAATTTTGGATCCCCAAAAGTCTCTGTTAATTCTCTTTGTGAAGTAATCAAGTAAACATTGTTTGCGTTTGTTGTTTGAGTTCCTGATGCTATAGATGAACCTGAACCTGCTGTTTTATCCTGTGCAGATGCAACTATGAATAATGGTGTAGTACCTGCGTCTGCTGGTACGTAAAAACTCTCATCTATGACGCTTACTGCTACTCCTGGACTAGTTAGTGTTGCCATAATTTTGTTTCTCCTTGCAATTTAACAAATTATTTGTATCTTTAAATATGTTAATACTATTTAGCGGCTACAACGGTTTTTACGACAAAATAAATGCAATTTTGGTGCCTATATAGGTGACTTAAATACAAATATGAACAGCGGATTAAGACCCTTATGCGTACAATGTAAAACAAATCCCAGAGCCATGGGTTATCGCAGAGGCACCAAAATATACTGGAGAAGACATTGTGATACTTGCATTCGCAAGAACAAAAATCTTAAAATAGGCGGTATAACACCACTGCAACGTTCTGGGTATACTAAAAAACGTAAGTGTGAATTGTGTGGATTTAAGGCACGTGAGCAAATACAACTAGATGTGCTGTTTATTGACGGCAATAAAAACAATACAAATGATGTTAATTTAAAGACTGTGTGTGCAAATTGCCAAAGATTAGCAAGTGTTAAGCGGCTTCGTTGGACTGTGGGTGATCTTGAAGTTGACGGATAATGTCATCAACACTATCATTTAAATCATCTAAAGTACCGTTATTTTCTATAGTGTAATCAAACGCAGAACTCATCCAATCCCATTCTGATTTATGCCTGCCATTAGATGCCATCCATTCTTGCGAAGGTAATTCTCCTCTTTTTACCAGAATAATTACACCATTGTTTTCACGTATGGTTTTAATTTCGTTCATAAACCTAGTGTCTGAAATTACAGTATTATCACCTTTGTATCTATTAATAACGGAATCAATCCATATTGCATCATACATATTTTGTCGCATAACTTCTGTACCAAAATATTGTAATACCCAACGAGGTGTTACTTCTTTGCCAAATTTTTTACTCCAAAATTCATCTGGTTGTTCTCTCCATGCTCGACTTTCTTTTGTGTCACCTTCGAGCATTTTTCTATCCCAATTGAACATGGAACTTACTGCATCTTTTAGACTTTTTGCAAATGAATCTCTTTTATATCCGTGATGTGTGACCAGTCTTTCTGCAACTGTGTCTTTTCCTGAACCTATTAAACCACAAATACCTATAAGCATTTGTATAGTATACTATTTTTTTAGACGTTTTGCAATCTCTTCTTTTGCTTCTTGAACTGCACCTAAAACTTGTCTTCTTAGGTGTGGATCGTGGGCGGCTCTTTTAGCATCGTTTTCCAAATGCTTTACCATAAATTCTAATTCGTCGGCTTTTAGGTCGCTGTAACTTCTACAACGTTCGTCTCTTGCTCCGGAATCTACTGTTACATTTACTTTCGGCATAGTAATAGTATTTAAAAAGGAATGTTATTGAATTAACCTATCACAAAACTATGTGGAGTTCCACCTTCTTCAAAATTACCTATTTCTGAATCAAGTTTTTCCATCATTGCTAAACCTTCGCTTTTTAGTGCTTCTCCGTTTAGCGATGTTCCACCTTGTGGTCCTGCAATAGTATTAAACTTTCCTCTCGCTTCACCTAACATGGTTTTACATACGGCTAGAGTATAATCTCTAATCCATGGTTTTGAATATATGTCTTTGAATAATGTTATATCTGGTCTAAAATTATCTGTATGCATAAGAACAGTTTCGTCATCTGCTCTTGGTCTTTGTGTGATTGTTAATTTTTTAGTTGCCACATCAAAGTGAAATTGTATAAATGAACCAAATAATTTTCCAACTAATTCTTGGTATGATGCAAAAGCATAGTAAGTCGCTAAACCACCTGTTGCACCTGCTCTTAAAAGATATGTATTTGTGTATGCAAGATTGAATGGTTCAAATAATGTTCCACCTTCTCCGCCCTCTGTTCTTGATCCAACTGTTCTTCTGAATAATTTTCTAACGTTGATTATTTCATCTGGTAAAATATATGTGTTTTGGTTTTTCTTTAATGTTAAAAATGCATAGGATTCTTCCACAGCATTTGACGATCTTTGTCTAAATCTATTCACTGCTCTTTCCAGTGCAGTTTGATAGTGTTTTGGATCCAATTCAACGTCAATCATACCTTCACCGAGGTTGTTTTTAACGTAATCGAATATCTCCTGTTGACCTGTTTGTAATTCTGACATATACATATTTACCACATGGTTCGCTTTCAATAAATATGTGTGATATGCCAAGATTATCTTTATTCAAACCAGAAAAAGGAAACGATTACAAATTTCACGATCGTAACATAAATGAGATGTTTCAGGTGGGCGGAACTGACCTGAATCTTCACAAGTATATAGGCCCGTATGATCAGGGTGAAACGAATAAAGACGGAGATGCTAGTCCAACACAACCTAATTATTCTGGCAGTGAAATAAACGAATTAACAATACAAGATTTGCTTTTTTTAGAAAACAGAGATAGAAAATACGCACCAGATGTATACACAATTAGAGGAATTTATAATGTGCAAGATGCAGATTTTAACCTATCTCAGTTTGGAATGTTTTTACAAAATGACACACTATTTTTAACAGTTCATTTAAATGATACTGTAGAAAGATTAGGTAGAAAACCTATGTCGGGAGATGTTATAGAATTCCCCCACATGAAAGATGATTATTCATTAGATAAAAATATACCAATTGCACTAAAAAGATTTTATGTTGTAGAAGATGTAAACAGAGCCGCAGAAGGATTTTCACAAACATGGTGGCCACATTTGTTAAGATTAAAAATGAAAACTTTAGTTGATTCTCAAGAATTTAGAGATATTTTAGGTGACGCAACAACAGACGGATCACTTGCAAGTTATATGTCTTCGTTCAATAAAGAAAAACAAATCAATGATGCAATAGTAAATCAAGCAGAAGCAGATGCACCTAAGTCAGGATTTAATTATAAGCAATATTATGTTACTCCTATTGATGAAAAAGGAAATGTAAGACTCGATAATGTTAACAATAAAACAGATAGAGTTTCAAATGATAAACCTATTAATTCAACAATAGACACTCCAGCAAGTTCATCTTATGGATTTTATTATGACGGCGATGGTGTTGCACCCAACGGTTATCCTACAGGGTTTGGAACTTCATTTCCAACTACAAATAAAAATAAAGGTGATTATTTCTTAAGAACTGATTTCTTACCTAATAGATTATTCCGTTATGATGGTACAAGATGGATAAAAGTAGAAGATTCAATTAGGTTAACAACAACAAATAACGACACAAGAAAGAACTTTAAATCACAATTTGTTAATACATCTGGCACAAAAACTATTAATGGTTTAACTGTTGAACAAAGACAATCATTATCAGATGCATTAAAACCAAAGGCTGACAATTAATGCTACATTTTTACGAAGGACAAGTTAGAAAATTTGTAACTCAATTCATCAGAGTGTTGAGTAACTTTTCTATTGAAATGGGTAAAGGTAAAAATGGCGAAGTAAATTTGCGTCAAGTACCTGTAATTTACGGAGATATGACAAGGCAAGTAGCAAATATTATCAAAAACAATTCAGAAAACTTTTTACAATCAGCACCGAGAATTGCGGCATACATATCAGGTTTAGAATATGACAGAGATAGAATGCAAAATCCTTATCATATAGAAAAACAACATTTAAAAGAAAGACATTACGACGAAACTACAAAACAGTACACAAATAAATTAGGTGCAGGATACACAATTCAAAAAGTTATGCCTTCTCCATTTAGATTAAATGTTACAGCAGACATATTCTCAACAAACACAGATATGAAATTACAAATTTTAGAACAAATTTTATATCTGTTCAATCCAGATTTTGAGATACAAAAAACAGACAACTATATTGATTGGACTAGTTTAAGTTATATTGAACTTACAGGTATAACATTTAGTTCAAGAACGATTCCAGTCGGTGCAGACACGGAAATTGACGTTGCAACAATGCAATTCTCAATGCCAATATGGTTATCACCGCCTGTTAAAGTTTCTAAATTGGGTGTGATACAAAAAATTATAATGAGCATATATGACGACGACGGCACAGGTGCAATGAACAAAGGATTAATAGATGGTTCGTTGATATCAAGAAGTTACATTACACCAAAACAATACCATGTTTTACTGACAGGAAATCAATTAAGATTATTAGGTACCACAGGTACAAATGCAAAAACAGGCGGAGATGGATTTCATACCAATGTTGATCACGGTAATAAACTAGATCCATTTGTAACTTATGGTCCACCTTTAAATTGGCATACAATTTTAAATCAATATGGAAAAATTACAAACGGTGTTTCTCAAATTAAATTACAAACACCAGAAGGCAAAGAAATTGTAGGGACAATAGCAACATCAACGTTAGATGATTCTATTTTAATGTTCAATATTGACAGCGATACTATTCCTGCTAACACACCTGCATTACCAAATGTAACTAAAATTGTTAATCCACTTACATTTGATCCAGGTGCGAGTGTGGCAAATGGTACAAGATATCTATTAGTTGATAACCTAGGAGATTCAACAACTGCTTGGGGAGACATCGAAGCAAGTACAAATGACATTATCCAATACAATTCAAGCACATCAAAATGGTCAGTTGTATTTGATGCTTCAAATCCAGATTCAACACAACACTACATAACGAATTTACACACAGGAATACAATACAAATGGAACGGAATCGAATGGTTGAAATCGTATGAGGGTGTGTACGTTGCTGGTAAATGGACTATGGTACTAGATGGTGGAAGTACACCTTATGATGCTAGTACAGATGTTAATAATCCATAGACTTAAAAAAATAATCTTGTTATAATATATTATGGCGCCAACTAACATAATTTGCTCGGGTGCATTGTTTTATGCAACCACAACAAAAAGATTTTTATTTTTACAAAGAACAGATGATAAAACTAAAGGTCTTTGGGGACTTTGTGGCGGAATGGCAAAATATCACGAGTCTGCATTTGAAGGATTAAAAAGAGAAATAAGCGAAGAAGTTGGAGAAACTCCAGCATTCAAAAAAGTAATACCTTTAGAACTTTTTACATCCAATGATCAAAAATTTACATTCAACACTTATTTGGTTGCTGTAGAAAATGAATTTATTCCAAAATTAAATGATGAACATTCAGGATATTGTTGGTGTAATTTTGAATGTTGGCCAAAAAATTTACACGCCGGATTAAAAAATACTCTTAATAATAAATCAATTAAAGGTAAGTTACA